GTAGAAGTGAACGCAATGCAAAGTGCAAAGCGAAACACTCCCCTGGCCGCGGATCTAGGACAAACGTCCAGACCACTATCGAGCTTGAGGTTGATCTTTCAACTAGGTCGACTTCTGTCAGCGTGGCGAAACTGCTGTCCACAATTGTGGATGGTAGCGGTGCTTCGGCGCCGATGACGAAATTAGTTGAATCTCTCCTACTCCCTTTCCTGGCGAGACGCAAAGGCGTTCGTTTCAGTGATAAGGAGTATGGCAGAATGGTGTCATCATGGAAGATGACGTTGTCCAATCTACAGGAGATGGAGGACGAGGAGAATCGCGAGATGGACTTTTTGAAGTACCACCTCGGCTGTCTCATGTGCAAGGTTGCCCGCAGTAAGATACTGCCGGACAAACCTGCGTTCGTCACCAAACCTCTTTTTACTGGTTGGTTGAAAAGGTGTGTGAATCTTGCGGTGGTAAACCACGACTACGCATTTTGCTACTCACTTCTCATGTCTAAACTGGCCTGGCCAGAATTGACAAAGAAGAGGGAGAAGCAAGCGATCCAAGATCACAAAGTCCTCATCTGTGGACCTGCGCGCGGCAAACCGCGGCAAGATCTCTACGAGATGATCCAACAGACCTCCTTGGAGATCTTTGGCGGACAGGTTAAAAGGGATGGCTCCTTCGTGGAGAATGCCCCAATACCCACCAAATTCATGCCGACAGGATCAGCATGCATGCAAGCCTCTCGAAAGAAGCATGGCACTGCATCGCTGTTCCATTCGATGGAGACTGACATTGAGGAGACCCCATTGGGTCCTCTTAGGGATCTTAGCAATGCTACAAACAGCTGGCGTCAAGCCAGTTATGAGCATGCGAGATCCAATGTCGAGTCTCGTATTTACAAGCGGGATTCTGGGATCTTAGACGTTCAAGTCCAGATCATACCGAAACCCGCGGGATTTCGAACTCTCACTAAAGGTGACGGGTATCTGTATACCGCGCTCCAGCCTGTCCAAGGACAGATGCTGAGCGCCTGGAAACAGCACCCCACCTCCACAATGATTGTAGACCTCGATGACTCCGTGCAGAAACTGTACGATGTCACGAAGAAACACAAAGATTGGGAGTTTAGTTCAGTAGACTACAAGTCTGCCACCGATTTGTTGAACAAATGGTCGACGAATACAGCTTTTGAGCCGTTAACGTTCCTATTTGATTCCAAACTGGCATGGCAGAGTCTGCAGAATGCTGTGGTTCATTATCCGGATGGTGATGTACTGG